GCTTTTGATATGAGAAGGGCTAGTAACAATCCTTTAGTTGAAGACCAAAAAAATAAAAAGGATTGGGATAAGTCAAATAAAGTAGTTGGATTTAATGTTGATATCGGACCTCAGAACCAAGGAATTTTTCAAACATTTTCTGTTTCACAAAATTCTAATACAGCGACTGCGGAATCAACTCAATTAACATATGAGCTTGCAAGACAAGGGGGTAATAGACCAACAGGAACACAAAATCAATCACTTTATAATTTGTACAAAAATAGAAGTTATACGTGTTCATTAAGTATGTTAGGTAACGCAATGATTCAACCTACAATGTATTTTAATTTGAGGTACGTCCCCATGTTTAACGGACCATATCTTATTTTGAGTGTTAATCACGACATAAGACCTGGTAATTTTATTACTACTGTAGACGGGATTAGACAGTCGGTTGCGGCACTTCCTTACCCAACAGATTATTTGGGTTCAATTAGAACAAATTTAGTACAAACAATTATCAAAAAACAAATTCAAGCAAAAAAGGAAAAAACTAAAGATAGTAAGGGTAATAAAATTGCTAATAAAGATAAAGCAATTGCTGACTCCAAAAACAAAAAAATTAAAACACCTATACAAGAATGTACCCCAATAGATAAGTACATTAAATATATAAAACCTTCAACACCTTTCAAAGCAAAATTACCGACCTTCCAAGAAATGAAAAATAAAATTTTAGAATTAGGTAATGCTGGAACACCACAATTAGGACCTGTAATTTTCTCAACTTTTTATTTAAGTTGTGGAACTAAAGTAGGGTTCAAAGCGGATGGATTTAACTACGCGGGAATTGACTTGAATCAAAATTGGTATGCTGCGGGGGATACCTACTTTAAAAATGAATACTATTGTGCGACAGTTGCTAATAAGACTGTATTACCATATGCGGTATTTAAATCATTTGATGACCAAATAAATTTTATGTATGCTAGATGGACACAAAGAGCTTCATTAATTACTGATTTGAATCCTTCTACTATTGCAAAATTTATTGTTGAAAATTCCACAACACAACTAACCGCTAAACCCGATTATTCTAGTTTCACTGATGAAGATAAAAAAAATTACGAGTCTAAAATAAGTGAAGCTTTGAAATTTTGGAACAGTGCCAATCCATCCCCTTCCCCAACACCTACACCAACTCCAACACCAATACCTAACCCATCAAGTTTGGTTATTCTAAATACCTCATCACCAACACCAACAAATAACAATCCACAAATCATTAATATTCAAACAAGTGGTGGTACTTTTGTTATCATACAAATAGTAGACCCTAATTTTGCAATAAATAAAATCGGACCTATAACTTTTACAGATAATGCAAACAACACTTTTACCGAAACTCCATTATCACCAAGTCCTTCTTTAATTTATCAAGTGAATGGTCAAATACCCGGTCAATATGGAATACAGGTTAGTTATAGTGTGTTTGGTTTAAATAACCCTCCTGTTAGTCTATCTGTTATTTTTAACCAATAACATTTTATATTTATGATATATTTATATAAAAACAAATATTATGAACGTTAAACTTATTTTAGATAATTACTTAGGTAAAAACACTAGAACCTCCGAAAAAGATTTAGGAGATGGTTCTAAACAAGTGTGTGATTTAGACACTGGTGAGTGTTATGTGGTTAGAATGAAAGACGGATTGATTGAAAGAGTAGACAATACACTTCAAAAAAATAGAAAAATCCAAGTTGAAACCACAACAGGTATTAAACAACTTTTAAACGGATAACAATGAAAATAGACGAAAGAATTATATCTGAACTAAAAAGATACAATAGTATCAACAATTACATAACAGAACAAGATGCTGCGTTACCTCCCCCACCATCGGGAGATATTCCACCACCTCCGGGTGATTTAGGGGCGGCTCCACCTGACATGACCGCAACTCCTCCACCAGCTCCTGATACGACTACTGGAACAACTACAGTTGATATTGCTAACGACCCTGATGTAGAAAAGATTGGTGATGAGAAGAAAGAAGATAAGGAAGAATTGGAAATAACTGACTTAGTTAAATCACAAAAAAATGCCGAAACTAAACAAGAAGAATATTTCGATTCTTTGTTTAAACATTTGGAAACATTGGAAGGTAAACTTTCCGAAATGGATAATATTGTTAATAAATTAAATGATTTAGAAACAAAAATAGAAAAATATAGAGTAAAAACTCCTGAAGAAAGATTAGAACTAAGAAGTTTAGATTCAGGGCCTTTTAATCAAAAATTAACAGATTTTTTTGACGACAAACAAGAAAATTTTGAAAAAACGGGTAAAAATGAATATATCTTAACTCAAGATGAAGTTCAAGATTATTCACCGTTAGAAATCAAAAAAAGTTTTAGAAACTTTGAACAAAACCCTGTTAGTGATTATCAAAATATTAAATAACAAATAACGACCTAAAAGGTCGTTTTTTGTTCATAGCAAATTGACTTACATGAAAAACTCTATTATACTTATTAAACAATTAAATTATATAAATTATGGCGACAAACAATTCACTCGACGCAGTACTTGCACAGTACGAAAGCTCAAAACAGGGGTCTTCTTCTACCTCTAAAATGTCTCAAGACGAAAGAATGAAAAAATACTTTGCGGCAATCTTAAAAGATAACGAAAAGCAAGGTCAAAAAAAATTAAGAATCCTACCTACAAAAGACGGAAGTTCCCCATTCAAAGAAGTTTGGTATCATGAAATCCAAGTGGATGGTAAATGGCAAAAATTTTACGACCCAGGAAAAAATGATAACGAGCGTTCACCATTGAACGAAGTATATGAAGAACTTATGTCAACAGGTAAAGACTCTGATAAAGAATTGGCAAAACAATACAAAGCTCGTAAATTCTATATCGTTAAAGTTATTGATAGAGATAATGAACAAGATGGTGTTAAGTTTTGGAGATTCAAACACAATTACAAAAACGAAGGAATTCTTGATAAAATTATTCCGATTTGGAGAAACAAAGGTGATATTACCGACGCAGAAAAAGGTCGTGACATTATACTTGAGTTAACAAAGGCAAAGACTCCAAAAGGGGCGACTTACACAGTAATTCAAACAATTATGCACGATGACCCAACTCCTGTTCACGATAATAAGGAAACTATGGAGTCATGGTTAAGTGATGAATTAACATGGCAAGATGTTTACTCTAAAAAACCTGAAGAATATCTTGAAGCAATTGCAAGAGGTGAAACTCCACGTTGGGATTCAGACGCAGGTAAATACGTTTATGGAAACTCTACCGAAGAAACCGTTTCATTTGGTGGTAGTAAATCTGTAAAAGACCCACAAGAGGATGCTGACCCAGATTCAGATATGCCTTTCTAATCAAATTCACAATACATAGACATCGACTATATTTTGGTGTCTATGTTTTTTTTTATTACAAAACTTAAAATTATGAACAAACAAGACCAAATTACAAGAAAAATGTACGATGCTTTATTATTGAAGTATCAATCACAAATGGCTGATTCTGAAGCGTCACTATTAGTGTATTTTAATAGTCCAGTTGCGATTGGAGAACACCCTCAACACATTGAAGAAATGGATAAATTAGTTGAGAAAATTGCAAATGCTAAAGATAAGTTAGAAACAATTAGAAATTTTTACAAATACGAATTAGATTCAAATCATGGCAATTAAGAAAAAAGAAATAAGTTTATCATCTATAAAAGATAAATTCTCAACTAAAACTAAGTACAAACCTGAAAGTTACTATAGTTGTGGTGATGCTTTCATGGAGGCTTGTGGATTACCAGGTCCTATTATGGGTGGCATAAACATGTTCTTAGGTCATTCAAATAGTAGTAAAACTACCGCTATGATTTTAGCGGGTGTTGATGCTCAAAAGAAAGGTCATTTACCTGTTTTTATCATCACAGAAAAAAAATGGAGTTGGTCACACGCAGTTGAGTTGGGATTACAAGCTGAACAAAATTCAGACGGAGAGTGGGACGGAGATTTTATTTTCAATGATAGTTTTGACTACATTGAACAAGCGACAGATTATATCAATGAATTATTAGATGCTCAAGAAAAAGGTGAATTACCATATAATTTACTATTCTTATGGGATTCAGTTGGTTCTATTCCATGTAAAATGACTTTTGAAGGTAAAGGTGGTAAAATGCACAACGCATCTGCCTTAGCTGACAGAATAGGAATGGGGGTTCATTCAAGAATTTCTAAATCAAAAAAAGAAGATTATCCATATTATAACACAATGGTGGTTGTTAACCAACCTTGGGTTGATTTACCCGATAATCCATTTGGACAACCTGAAATTAAAGCTAAAGGTGGAGAAGCTCTTTGGTTAGCGTCATCATTAGTATTCTTATTTGGTAATCAGAAGAAAGCGGGTATTAACCATATTACGGCAACTAAAAATGGTAGAACTGTTAGATATGCGATTAGAACTAAAATATCAATTATCAAAAATCATGTTAATGGTTTAGGGTATAATGATGGTAAAATAATTGCGGTACCT